ATTTCGAGAACACTTTGAGAAACAGGTGTTGAAATATGCAAACTATGCAGCGGAGAAGTTGGGATTCGGGACGAATTTTTACCGGATTGATAGCGAGATGCTGCAAGTTGTGATTGGAAATCCTTGGTGCAATGGCAAAGATTTTTCTGAGCGAATCTGGGCAAACCGAGAAGCTTTAGCACAGACTTTACAAAACGAAATTGCAAACGGTTTGATTCGTGGCGAAGATTACAAAACCATGGCACGAGTTTTGCAGCAGAAGTTTGAAAATACATCGCAGAAGCAAGCAGAACGGCTGGTTTTTACAGAAGATACGTACTTATCCAATGAAGCGAAAATTCGACCATTTGAACGGAATGCAGCTTATACGCATTATGAATATCTCTGCGTAGAAGACCATCGGACTTGTGAAACCTGTCGTGCGTTGAGTGGGCAGACTTTCAAAATCAGCGAGCGGAACGCTGGCTTGAATTTTCCACCCATGCACCCGTGGTGCAGATGTACCGTTATGCCGGTGGTGGAAGATTTGGAGACGATAAAAAATCGGTTGACTTCTGGTGGAAATGATGGTAAAATAGAAGTAAAATTTGAAACTCCAGAGAAGATGCAAAAGCATTACGATAAACATATTGATAAGTATGGAAATATTTCTATATCAGAATACATAGCTCTTGCAAATGAGCTGGTAAACGCAAAAGATACTGATGACATAGAGAGAATTGTTCGTTCTGACGAAAGCACAGCTATTTATCGCTTTTCAACAAATGATTTTTTAGTCATTACAAAAGATGGGTATATTCGAACATTCTTTAAGCCAGATGATGGAGAAGCATATTGGAGAGAAGAACATGAAAGAAATTAAATGCCCTTGTTGTGGAAAGAGCAGAGTTCAAGAATATGATATTTGCGAAATATGCAATTGGGAAAACGACCCAATTCAAATGGCACATCCAGAATTAAAAGGTGGTGCAAATAAAATGTCATTAAATGAAGCAATTCATGCTTTTCAAAATGGCAAAGAGGTAAAATAAAAATCAACTGCAACGATTAACCGCAAACAAGAAGTAAAATTTTGAGGTGATTATCTTGTCGGAAGATGATATGGAAATTATCATGTACAAAATTCTCAAGTATCTATATGAGTGCCTGAAATCCGGAAGAAAAACATCGATTGCAGATGTTGCATGGGAATGTCGCCTGTTCCATATTACAAGAACATACTGGCTTGTAATTATGCGAGAATTGATTGAATCCGGATATGTTTCTGGCATTCAGTACATTGCCGCAAAGGATATGGAACAGATTTTAGAAGTCGGTACGTTTTCAATTACGAAAGCAGGCAGAGAATATTTGTCCCAAAACGGCATGATGCAGAAAGCAAAGGAATTTCTTGGGAAACCATTTGAGATTCTTCTTGGTGCTGTAATTGGAAGACTATAAGACCAGAATACTTACAAAAAAAGAATCATTTTTATAAAAGCATCTCAAACGAGGTGCTTTTTTCATACCCAAAAACAGAAAGGAGCAATCTTATGCAGCTTCTCTTTTTTCATGCGGACTACTGCCCACCCTGTAAGCAAATGCAGCCGGTGGCAGAGCAGTTTTCCATAGAAACCGGCATTCCCTTGTACCAATTCCGCTGCAATGACGGATACGATGGGAACGCTCTTGCAAGACAACATCATGTCAAACGGCTTCCCTGCCTGATTCTGCTGGGCGATGACGGTTTGGAACGAACACGAACCGAAGCCCTGCACACACTGGAAACGCTGCATACAGCGTTTGACAAATACTTGAATGGAGGTAATACAGAATGAGCGAAGAAACCAAAGGCACAACGGCAACCGAACCGGAAGCAGCAGAGCCACAGAACGAACCAACACAACCGGCGGAAGCCCTGACCGCAGAAGCCGTTTCGCAGATGATTGCGGAAGCATTCCAAGGCTTTGAACAGCGGCAGTCAGAAGCAAAGAAACTGGCAGAAATGACCGACCAGCAGCGAGCAGAAACGGAGCGGGATTCCTACAAGCAGCAGCTTC